TTCGTCACCTCGTAGTCCTGCCATTTGTTGAACTTGGGTGCCGGTTCGATACCGGGGAGTTGGTCGTCATCATCTGGGTTCGGGCCCCCGATTGCTTTCGCCGCTTCCGCAGTGGCTTTGTTTTTCTCGAAGACGCGCTCCACGGTGGTGGCGGTGGCATCCACGATCTTCGGGATCAGCTTGCTCTCTGGGCGCAGCGACTCCTGCTGCGGCTCCATATCCGCCAGCTTGCACCGCAGGTCAGAGGCCAGTCCTAGTAGCTCCTGCTTGCGCATGCCGGTTGCCATACTGGCGTCCTCCATGTGCTGTGTCATCATGGATTTTATCGCTTCCTTGTCACGGCTTTGTGTGGTGGTGATTTGCCTTGGTCCCTCCAGCATGCTGAGGTCTTGAATGTCCACGTCCGGAGATCCACCAGCGAGGGCGGCTGGGTCAATCAGTTTGATCGCATCGGAGACGCAACGCCACTGGTGCATGTTGGCCGCTCCAAGGTTGTAATTGGTCTTGTTCGCCAATCCTAGTGCTGCGGCCTGTGCCATCGTGCGGATGATGGTGCATTCGTTTTCGCGGGCGAGCTTGGACAAGGCCAGAAGGAGTTCGCTTTCCCGCTCGGTGTCCCACTCGGGCTGCATCTGCATGATGTCGAGTTCGTATTGCAGCTCGAACCGAGCGCACGCGCGAGCCCGATCTTCGTCCTTGATCGGCTTGTAGGCAAAGAAGCTGCCAGCGACCACCGATGAGGTTCGGATGTGCCATAGGATCGTGCCGGTCTTCTGGAAGGTTGCCTGCATGTGCGATGCCTTTGGGCTAATCTTGCCGTCCTCGAAGAAGTGCTTCTCCTCCATAATGACTGACAGGCTCTTGCCTGACTCGTGGGCCAGTAGCATGGCTGATATGACCTGCGAGGGCTTCTTGAAGCCATACGCACGGGCATCCGCCATGTGTGCTGCTATCTTCTCCACCTCGGTCCAAGTGGTTGGGGAGAAGGGGCTGGTTTGGATGGTGAGTTGTTGGTCGCTCATAGATATTTGGTTCTAAGTAAAAGTCGCTTCTGCTCTTCGGTTAGGATGATTTGCCATCCTTCTTCGTATTCATATTGCTGGCCACACTTCGGGCATGTTTTGCCACGATGGGTGCCGTCGCCTTCAAACAGGAAGCCACAGATGAGACACGGCTCTTTCATTTTAGTATATGTAGTTTCCGTTTTTGTCGATCGGGTCTTGTTGGCGCTCTGGTTGCACCGACTTGTGAAGTGACGGCGGCGGAGTGTGGCTCGGCTTATTCACTTTATACTGGCCAGATAGGCGGCGGTCAGCCTCGGGCTCTGACTTAGCCTCTTTGGACCGGAATGAGACGGAGAAGAATCCCTTCTTGCCTTCCCTTGGTTCCTTGGTCCACATATCGACCCAGAAGGCTTCGCCGTTGATTACGGCGCTGCCAGTGAAGTCTGGGTCCTGTTTGCCTTCGCGTTTTCTTTCGTTGCGGAAGATAGATGCTGTGTTGTTTCTAGTTTCGTGTGCCATGGTTGTTGTTTTTGTGTGTTGTGTGGAGAGTTGTGTATTAGAGCGCCTTGGCTTGGAACACCGCCCGCTTGGTCCAGATGATGCCGGGTATGCGCAGGTTGGGGTCTTCGGAGTTATTGATCACGTATTTCAACTGAACTAGATCGGGGCTTAGGCGCACGCAGTCCGGCCGGACACGGTATAGAGCGAGGATGTCGATTACCTCGATTTCGAGGTGCGTGTGCTGGGCTCCTCCTGTGGCCCTCTCTCGCTGGAACCTCTCAAATGCTGCCAGCTTCTCGCCTTGGACTAGGCGTAACAAGCGGTCGCTGGCTTCCTGAGCGTCCTTGAGTTTGGCCTCAATGGCAGCCGCCCTCTCATCTGCGTCTAGTTGGGCCTGTAGATGCTCGGCCTTGGCTTTGGCGGTCAGTCCCTTGCCGGATGCTTCTGCGCGATCCTGGGCCCGCTGCTGCTTAGCGGCCAGAATATGCTGCTCTGTCCTTATAAGCTCGGCATCCGCCGCTGCCTGGCGCAGGGCCTCGGCAGCCTCCCGCTGGATGCGCTGGGTTTCACGATCGCGGGCCTCCTGCTCGCGCTGGACGATCATTTCCTGCTCGGCGTTGAAAGCTCCGACAAGGCGGTTGACCTCGTTCAGGCGATTCTCCAGTTCCGCGACATGCTTTCTAGCGGCGGAGTCGATGGCGAGTCCCATCCGATAGAACGGGTCCTTGATAGCCTTGCGGTCCCTCTCAACCTGAGAGATGTGGCCCTTGATCCGACCAGCGATTTGAATGGCGGCGTCCCGAATGTGGGGCGTGGTGATCTCCTTGATTTCCGAGGCCATGGCGAGCAGCTCGGTTTTGATCAGCTCTGCCTCCTTGTTGATGATTGGAGCCGGTGGTGCTGCGGAGATCTCCGGAGCGATGATGAGTTCGGTGTGAGTGGGCATGAGGTTGGTGTGAGGCCCAATCATTCTCACGGGTTTTCGCTGAACGCAAATCTTTTTTGAAAGTTTTTAAGATTGCACGTTTTGTTGCTCCGTCTCGCTGGGGGGCGACAGGAGGCCGAGCTGTAGGGCTCGGATGGTGACGTGCGATTCGCAGTCGGCTAAATGGTTCCGTTGATGAAGTTCGTGCCAAATCCACTCCACCTTACCTGTCTTCTTGTTCTTCTGTTGGCGCTTCACGCGACTATTCAGGTGGGCAGCGTAGTCCGGGTGGACGTTCACGGTGCAGTGCCATATTGCAGGTTCGGCGTAGCGCATGCTGGAAACCATATCGAGTGCGTCCTGCTTGCTGAACAGGCAGAATACAGCCCGCTTGAATGTGCGGTTCTCCCATGATGTCCCGAGCATCGGGTCGCGAAATTGGGGGACCGAGTAGGGCCTCCAGACCCGCTTGCCGTCGATGGTCCACTGGAATTTGCGGGTGTTGCTGCCCCACACGCCGCGCCAGTTGCGCTCGATGATCATGCGCGCCACTTGGTTTGGTCGGTGGGCCATGTCCATGGTGACGTTCTCCCCGGCTACGTTGTATTCCTTCTGCTTCTCATCCAGCTCTTCGATGGTATGGACGAACCCTGCGTCCAGTAGCCAACTTTGGCCGTGTATGCACTCAGGGCTTGGGCGCTGGAATTTGCGAATAAGATACCAATAACCCAGTTCCTGAACGTCGATCGACATCAGCGGCACTGCGTTGTCGGCGATTTCCTGCGGTGTGAAAAACTCCAGCTTTACCTCCTTGAAGTCGTAGGCCATGGCCTCGTCGAACGGTTCTGCCAACCAGCCATTAACGAAGTTCTGAAGTTCGCTGCGCATTCCTTTGGCGAGCAAGAATTTCACCGCTATGGACGCGAGTGAGGTTTCTTGACCAAGGATTGAATAGAGAGAGCTGAGCTGGTAGCCGCGGCGGCCGGTCTCGGCGTTGGGGTTGCCCGGCACCCAAATGCCGGCCTCTAGCATTTCAGGGCGCTCGAAGCTGTGGATCATCCCGGCGCATTCCTGGCATTTGTAGTGGGCTAGGGCGCGAACCTTCTTCATGTCCCAGGCCCCATTGGTCTTGGCTTCGCTCTCGTGCTCGTGCCACCAACGGACTCCGCAATCTCCGTGCTTTTCGCTCTTGATGCTGAACTTCAGCATAATCTCCCGTGAGCAGCGCGGGCAAGGGACATGAAACCTTCGCTGGTCGGTCTTGAGATATTCGACCCAGATCATCCGGTCGGCCAGTGTGGGGCTGCTGGCCTTGATTGAAATCGGGAAGTGGAAGGTCTTCTGCCGCTCCTCGACCAGCGCGATGGTGCCGGCGTCGAATCCGAGTTGGTCGTAGAACTTGTCCACCTCATCCTGTTGGATGAAACCACGGGGACGTGAGGCTAGGTTGGCGGGTGAACCGGCTCCGGCAAAGTTTAGCACCATGCTGCTGTAGTGCTGCGCAAGGAATCCCCAAAGGTGCTTGTCCACGGCCCCCTTGGCGGTCCTGGGCACGAGATCCATTACCGCCTTGCAGGAACGAACGTAAGCCATGAAGCGCTCCTTGTTGAAGTCGCGGGCCTGATCTCCGTTCGCCATGATCCAAAGGGCGTCCTCCGGGTCTCTGGCGATGCGGAAGAGCATGCCGAGGATGAGTAGCGTGGTTTTTGCCGATTGCGTCGCAAAGG